CGAACGTGTCCTGGATCGCGGCCTTGGCCTCCTCGGTCAGCGGCCCCCACTTGAATTGCGGGTACAGCTCGGTGCCGAAATTCCAGTCCACGAACCGCGGGAAGATATGCGTGTTGATGACCTCGGCCATTTCCTCCAGGATGCCCTCCAGCATCAGGAAGAAGGTCACGTCGTCTTGCTTCCCGAAGTCCACCAGCGTGCTGTCGCCCTGGCCGCCGCCCTGCTCATTGTCGAACCACTGCGCGAGCACCGACTTGGACATCTGCGAGTTGTGGTGGTTGATCAGGCCGAGGAAGTCGAACCGGGACGCCGACTCGTTCAGGGTCTGCACGGTCCAGTCCGCGGTGGGCAGCGCGATCCACTGGGCCAGGCCCAGCTGCGCCAGCGCCCTGGTGAAGGCGTTCTTGTCCTCGGCCGGGGCGTTCGGCACCATCGTGCCGACCCGGAGCCCGCAGGCAGCGCGCTGCGCGGCCAGGTGGGCGATGTAGTACAGCTTCTCCTTCTTGTCGTAATGGAAGAATGCCGACTCGAACAGGGACACTCCGTAGAAAGGCCTTTCGGCCTCTTCGTGCGAGTAATAGAGCGCGGTGTCCTTCGGGATCTTGACATCAATGGTCCTTCCCTGAAAGAAGGTCCTCTGCCGGAATCCGTTGAACTCGCCCTGCCCGTCCAGCAGGAATGTCAGCGTCTCGGCCGGGCGCCAGTCCATCTTGCGCAGGGTGATCTTGCCCTTATTCGGCCCGTTCCTCGGGACGTGGTAGACCATTTCCCAGGCTGAGAATCCGGAGAACAGCGCGAGCAGCATCTGCTGGAGGAACCGGCTGAAGCTGTGCGTCATCCCGCCCATCGACTTCGGGGCGAACAGCAGGTCCTTGCAGAACTGGGCCTCTTCCACCCCGCCGGTCTGCCCGTCGACCGGCACGACGTCGGCGTTCTTCATCGCGGACAGCAGCGGCTTGGTCAGCAGCCGGTACAGCGCGCGGGCCTGGCCGTCCCGGCGGCGCATCGAGACCAGCTGGCGGATCGAGACCGGATCGTCCCGGAAGACTTCCCAGGAGTCCCGGTAGGGGGTGCTGAACGGCAGGAAGTACGGGACGCCGACCGCGAAGTCCTGCGCCTCGGGCGGCGGCTGGACCAGCTGCTGGTCCTCGGCCAGGACGTAGCCCTCCTGGCCGTAACCCTGGCTGGTCACCCCCATGCCACCAGGCGGCTGGGAGCTGGAGGTGTACGGGACGCCCTGCCCGCCGCCCGGAGTGGTCACCCCGGTGAAATCGTCAGCCCTTGCGCTTCTTGCTCTCGGCCGGCGCGTCGATGAACCCGGTCACGTTCGCCCAGGGCACGAACATGTGCCGGCCGCCGTCCAGCTCGACAGACAGGCCGACCACCGAGCCCGCCTCGGCCCCGAAGGACACCTTGTCACTGGCGACGGTGATCGACTGCATGCCGTCGACCGGCTTGTCCAGCTCGATCACGACATCACCCTGGTTCAGGCCCGGCTCGTTGCCGAACTGCTCCAGCTCCTGGACCCAGCGGGTATTGATACGCACCATGCCTGGTGAATCGACGGAAGGACCCGGGGGATTCGCCAGCTCCTGGAGCGTGCCCCTCGTGTTGCTTCTCCCGAGGATTGCGCAACCCTGGTCCGGGCCCTTCATTAAGAGATTCCGGCGAAACCTCGGAAGTTCGACAGCTCCGGCCAAGTTTTCTTTGGAACTCCGCAGCGTGAGCACCTGGCGGCCCGGGCGCGATTCGAACGCGCGGCGCGATCCTTAGGAGGGACCAGCTCTGTCCCCTGAGCTACCGGGTCTTGGAGGCGGAGACGGGACTCGAACCCGTGTGACGCGATTTGCAGTCGCGCACCTAGCCAGCTCGGACACCCCGCCTAGTTTTCGTACAATCCAGCGTCCTCACGCGGATTCGAACCGCGGGCCTACCGCTCCGGAGGCGGTCGCTCTATCCGCTGAGCTATGAGGACTTGGTGCACCCCTTCACTTACATAGGTGCGCGAGAGACCCGGAACGTGCAAGCCCCTGCGAGATTTCTGGTGGCGGAGCCTGGTGTCGAGCCAGGTCTGCCAGAGGCCACAGCTTTACAGGCTGCTAGGCGTGCCGCCGCCTACCTCCGCCTTGGGGTGAGATACGGGAGTCGAACCCGCCTTGCGGGGTCCACGGCCCCGCGCCTGCCCACGCCGGCAAATCCCACCACGCGTCAGGACGGCAGCAGACCCATGAGCCAGCATGGGAACTAGGACTGCTTGCAGCTGCGGATCTCCTCGCTTTCCGCTGCCGTCCTGGTGGTCAGTAAAGGATTTGAACCTTTGCAGGCCCGCGGTGTGAACGCGGCGCTCTCCCTGGCTGAGCTAACCGACCTGGCATACCGCAGGACCCCGGGGGATCTTTGCCGGAGCCCCGGGGTCCTGGCGCGCTCGGAGGGACTCGAACCCCCACCCGTCTGATCCGTAGTCAGCTGCACGATCCATTCGTGCTACGAGCGCTGGAACTCACCTACCGTAAACCTAGAACTACGGCCGGTGTCAAGCGTGGGCGGTAGCAGATTTGAACTGCTGCCCTTCTCCTTGTCACGGAGACGCGCTCCCGCTGCGCCAACCGCCCTGGTCAACCTGTCACGAGGCATGTACCGTCTGTCCTGTGTGGGTCATCATCGGCATTGCCGCCGTCATCATCCTGGCCAAGTCCGGCTTCGCCTGGGTGGCCGTGGTGCTCGGCGTCGGCATCGCCCTCGGCCTGCGAGTCGGCCGGATCTGGGGCTTCCGCCAGCTCGGCTCCTTCGAGCACGCCGAGCGGATGCGCCGGGCCAAATCCAAGCAGGGCGGCTGGGGAATCTTCTAAGCGGTGACGATGGGATTTGAACCCACGACCCTCCGGCTGACAACCGGGCACTCTAACCTAGCTGAGTTACGCCACCTTGTTACGAGCAACGACGTTCCCGACAGTCGTGTACGAGAACCCGGTTGCTTCTCCCGCCGCCCGATAGGAATTTCCTTCCGCTACGAGGCGCAGTATGCGCGCCTCGTCCCGCTCATTCACCTTGTGCCGCCGGGGATTCCAAGACGCCAGCGCACGATCTATCTGCGCTTGTCGGCGCAGGCCCATCCAAGGCCGAAGCGCCCGCATTAGCTGTACAGCGGGCTCACCACGGAGCCGAGCCTGGTAGGTCCGCTGCCAGCCAGCAGCTCTCTCGCCGCACGGTATAGACGAACCACCAAACGCCTGAGCCGCCCGAACAATCACGTCCTCGTCAACCATCTGAACAGCAACGACTGGAGAACCAGGACTCGACGGAGGACCTGCCATGAAGGACCCTTCCCCCTCCAGCAGGCCAGCGAGCCACAACAGTGTCTCTCTGCTGAGATCGGGCCGAGACTTAATTCCGCGTGTCATGCGTCAAGTATAAGACTCGCTGAGCACAACTCCACCTTGACGGGGTGGCGCACTGCCAATTGTGCTATGGCCCCTTGTGTTACTGCGCTCCGGCGTTCAGATTCGAACTGAAATCCCACGCTTTAACAGAACGTTGCTCGGCCAGTTGAGCTACGCCGGATCGAGCCTGGCACGGTTGCCGCCTGCTACTGATGTCCTTACAGCGCCCTGGCGGCGGTGCGCGGCCGCGAGTGGACTACCCCGCGCGCATTACGCCCCTGGCCGTGCCAGGCCAGGTACATGGTAGCGGAGGCGGGATTTGAACCCGCGGCCTCTGGGTTATGAGCCCAGCGAGATACCGAACTTCTCCACTCCGCGTCGTCGGCACCAGCCTAGCCGGTGCCTGGTCTCGGCAGCGGGAATCGAACCCGCGTAATACCGCCTTGAAAGGACGGCGGCCCGTTAGCCACCAGGGCCCCTGCCGAGCTGGTCATCCTTACTGCGCGTCCCCGGCGGGCTGCGACCCCGCGTCACCTGCTTGAGAGGCAGGCATCCTGAACCTGACTAGACGACAGGGACTTGGCTTTCTTTCGGTTTCGCGTGCACGTGCAGGGAAAGTAGTCACTGGCGGTGACCGAGCCTTGACCCTGCGCCGGGAGTGTGCCTACCGTGTTCCTGCACACCAGCACGAAGACGCAGGGAGACAGTGACATGCATAACCCGGCCACGCACCTTTACGGTGCTCCGCAGACGCATCTCTACGGCCTGCAGCATTCCGCCGTCACGCCGGCTTTCACCCTGCTGCTTCTCGTGGCGGTGCTCATCACCATCGCGGGCCTGGCAATCTGGCGGCTGCGTAAGACTCCGGCCTGACTAGCGCGCCCGGCAGGATTCGAACCCGCGCGCTGCTGCTTAGAAGACAGCTGCTCTGTCCGGCTGAGCTACAGGCGCAAATCTGTGGATAACTTTCCTTGACAGCCGGGCCGCCCGGTCCGCTAGGTTAGACCCACTCGCGGGGCGAGCAGCACCGGCGGCAAGCAGCCGGAGCCAGCGACCTGCGGGTAGGCGTCGGGTGTGCTACCGAGGGTCAAACCGAGGGTGTGCGCCTGCTCGTCTGCTCTTGCGAGAGTGAGGCGCCGGTCCGCCTGTGTCGACGATAGGCGGGCTCGGCGCCCCTTCGCTGTCTGGACTACCCCAGCGACTACCTGGTCAATCGGTGAGCCGCCCGGGGGTCGAACCCGGAACCACTCGATTAAAAGTCGAGTCCTCTGCCATTGAGCTAGCGGCTCGTAGGCCCGACCGGATTTGAACCGGTGACGCACCCCGTATAAGAGGGCCGCTCATCTCCAGGCTGAGCTACGGGCCATGGTGGCGACAGAAGGACTTGAACCTACGGCCTTCTCCTTATGGGGGAGCTGCTCTACCTGGCTGAGCTATGCCGCCGTGGTCGGCCACCCGGGAGTTGAACCCGGCCAATCCTGGTTATCAGCCAGGCCCCCACAACCGGTGTGGCTGCGGCCGTCAGGATGCGCGCCGCAGCGCGCGGAGGCTCGCTCCCCGGCCATACCCGATGGCCATGAAGCGGTCTTCCATGTCGTATTTAGCGGTCCTCTGCTCGGCGGTGTACTGACCGTTCCGCTGGGTCACGACTGGATACTCATCCAGCAGCATCCTCGTCCTGGCAACCTTGGACGGGCACCGCATGTACGGCACGACCTGTACAAGGAACACCAAGATGTTCTTGGCTCCGAAGACGCGCCAGGACCACTGCTGACGATGAGCCGGATTCCTGGTCTTCTTCGGGATGATCCGCCCGCCGAAGATGCGCTCCAGCTCCTGAAGTATCTCCAGGTCCGTGGAGTCCACCACGATATACGGATGCCGGAATTTGCCTCCTGAGGGTGGGCGCATAGTCACGCAACCGTCAGCATCCATGACGCCGGCAGCCCAGGCTCTCTCAACTTCGGAAGGCATAACAACCAGCATACCCTCCCAGCAGAAGCGGTGGGGCTCGAACCCACACAGGAACTCCCGTTCCCCGACCGTTTTCTAGACGGCTGCCGGTAGGCCTTTTCCTCGGCTTACGCTTCCAGAGCGGAGGATGTGCGATTCGAACGCACGAGGCTGTTACACCAACCGTCTTAGCAGGGCGGCGCCATAGGCCAGACTAGGCGAATCCTCCAGGTAGGCGCGTACG